CCTTGCATTTTGGTCTCCTCGAATTCTTTCAGATTTTGCTTCATGGTCTCTTTATCGACCAAAGATGCTGCCAATGTTTTTGCGACGGTCATACTTTCTTTCATAACGTCTCCTTGTAGCCCTGTTAATTTCAGTTCCATAAAAGAAGTGGAAGGAAAGAATTTCGCTTCAATGGGAATAATACCTCCTTGACCCATGGCATTTGCCCACAATCCGTTGATAACACCGCTAGCAGATTGAAGTGGTATTTTCTTGTCTATACTTTCATGACGGTCCTTCAAGTATTTGTATTTTATATCGTCATTTGAGACACAAATGGGTAATTCGATTGTTTCATAATTTTTGAGACAAGACAAGTTGATTTCGCCGACGATTTCAAACAACAATTCTTTAAACTTACGAATACCAGGTTCATTGGTATAATTTTCGACAATATAAATAATATTTTCATCTGATATTTCAATACAACCTTCGACGCCCATCTTTTTCATAATCTCAGGCAACAGATGTTTTCTAGTAATAACCAGTTTGTCTTCAATCGTCAAGTGTTCGAATTTGATGCGATGAATACGATCTAGTAGAATGCGATCGATTAGACTAGCATCATTGTAGGAGAATATAAACAGAGCCTTGGACATATCCAAATCAATTCCATTAAAATACTTATCTTGGAAAGAGTCGTTTTGCGTAGAATCGATTAAATGAGTTAATATACCAATAATTTCCTTACCGTGTTCGGTTTTGCTTACCTTGTCCAATTCATCAATAAAGATAATGGGATTCATACATTTATTTTTAATCAGAATATCGGCAAATTTACCCCATTCTGAACCAACATATGTGTAGTTATGTCCATTTAATGTACTTCCATTGTCCTGACCACCTATAGCGATGAAGGAGAATGGTCTAGAGTCTCCATTTTCATCAACCAAACATTTCGCCAACCCTTTCTTAGCAAATGTAGTTTTACCGGTACCAGGAGGACCTTCAAATCCAAAACAGTATCCACCTTGCTCACCGTTAATCCATTGCGCAATAATGCGTTCAATCTGTATTTTCGCCGTATCGTGTCCATGAACTGCCTCATTGAGTGTAAAATCTACAGAGTTCATATAATCGTTTATTTCTTTCCATTTGCTTTCAATAAGATGAATATCTTGTAATACAGAATCAATTATATTACTATTCGAAAGTTGTTTCAAATTTGAGAGTTGTTCGATAATGTCGTGATTATCCTTGAATGTTTCTATAAAAGTTTTAATTTCTTGTTTCATAAACTCCATTTTTTTGCCGGAATGAACCAATTTATGTATTTTCATTTTGTTTTTTTTAATAATATTATTAATATTACATATATTAACAATCAAATCGGTGCGTTTATCTACGGTATATACAGACAACAAATTGTCGATTGCATTGGAACTAGCATTTTCGATGTAATCCGTCTTTATCTTTTCGCAAATATTTTTGATTTGGATATTGGTAATGTCCTCAATATGATTGATATCGACACCATTTGTTATAGTAAATGTAGGGTCTATTTTCACAACAATGTCAATTACATTTTTAAAAGTGGCTTTTATACTGTCCATGATAGTCAATACCCATTCTTTTTTATAAATACCAAATGGAATTTTCAAGAGACCATCCAAATAAGTGCGTGCTTTGGACCCTGTATCGTCAGTTTTGGATTTCACTTCCTTCAACTTGTTCATCGCCTTTTCTTTTACTGAATCAGGTGCCTTCATCAAGCAAATTTGTTGCTCCAAAGGGATTTTACTATTATCAAAATTGGACAAATTATTTGTATAATCAATAGTTTGTTTCATGGCTTCTTTGAAGAAACTTTTTATTTTCCACGGTAAGCTGTCAAATAACAAGGTCTGTTCGCTGGTATCGATGTTTCCATTAGTGTCATTGGACAACAAGTCGTATAGCAAGTAGGCTAAATATTGGTATTCGTGTTCATCTGATTTTAATAACAGTTGAATAAGAGTGGTTCTCTGACCATGTAAATCACTATTTATAAATTCTTTTACTACTTGGGATACAGGTTTTTGTTTAATCAATACTATTTGGCTAAGATGTCCTTGATATTTATTAATGAGTTCGCTCGTAGAATAAACGATAAGTTCCTTCAGTGTAATGGAGTGTATAAATCGTTGAAATACCTTAGTATCGTGGTCTGATTGTATAGCCGATTCCTGAATTAATTTTTCCATTTTTATATTCAAATATACATTATCAATGCATGTAATTAACAAGTCATCTACTAGGCCGGATACAATAATGGTTTTTTTCTCTGTTTCATTATGGAAGGCGACTTTAATTCCATATACTTTTGTTTGGAATGTATCATTGGTTCTACATAAATCAAAACAGTCTAAATGAATCGATTTCTCAACAATCATGGTATCATCTACAATTTTGTTCTTCTCAATAGAAATAATATCGGAAGCGCTAGTAACTGGACGTTCAGTTTTCCAAGGTATTATTTTGAAATGAATGGGATGAAAATGATTTTCTAATATATTGTACTTGTCAGTGTCCCAATGAACGGTGGATAAGTAATCATCGCCGAACGCGACGTTTAATAAATCGTGGATATTTTCAGTGCCGTATAATTTAAACAAATTATTAATCTCATTGCGAATTGTTTCCAAATCGGTTCTTATTTTGGGAAAGTTCGTCTTATTTTTTAGTAACATAATACATTTGGATACTTCCGCATATTTTTTTTCCAAATTATGAGTGGCTTGATTTAATTCATTTGCACCGATAATATCCAATTGTTTGTATTTTTGAACAGACATTAGGGTCTTTTGTATGAGACTATGAAAATATTGGAGTTGAGCATCTAAAGTACTCTTTTCGTCCATGTTAGGTGGTTTTACAGATGAACCAGTTTTCCCACCATTGTTTTGAGAAATTACAAGATTTTTCATTAATATATTTGGCGATTTTAAATTTTCCATTTAAATTAATTCTTGTTTTTGTCATTTTCACCTAAATATATCGCCAAATATAATGATTTTCAAACAGGTTTAAAAACAGTATCACTTATTATATAATGGGGATACCTGCTTACTTCTCACATATTATAAAAAATTATCCGAAAATCATCCAAAAATTCCAGCGAAAAAATGCGATAAATCAATTATATTTGGATAGTAATTCGATAGTCTATGATGCGCTTCGCGCTATTGAATATAATGGAAATGATGACGATTTCGAGCGAAAACTAGTTAATGCTGTATGTAAAAAGATTGAAACTTATATACAGCAAATTTCTCCGACGCATTTAGTGTATATTGCGTTTGATGGTGTAGCTCCAGTTGCCAAATTAGATCAACAAAAGAATAGGCGTTATAAATCGTGGTTTATCAATCAATATGAAAAGAGCGATAAACCAGGTTGGAATAGTACGGCAATTACTCCTGGAACGGATTTTATGAACAAATTAAACCTTCAGGTTCGTTATCATTTTCGAAAGTCATCCGATTTTAATGTGAAAAAAATCATTATTAGTGGGTCTGATTATCCAGGTGAAGGCGAGCATAAAATATTTGAATATATTCGTGACAATACGAACGAGATAAAGAATATGAAAACTGTTGTTTATGGACTAGACGCTGATTTGATTATGCTGACAATCAATCATTTACAATATTGTGAAAAGATGTATCTATTTCGCGAAACGCCTGATTTCATCAAGAGTATTGACAAATCACTCGATCCAAATTTGCTATATGTTCTTGATATACCGGAATTTAAGAACAATTTGGTCTATTATCTGAACAATGATAGAGAAGCGACGTGTATTGCTGAAGAGAATAGAGTATATGACTATATCTTCCTCTGTTTCTTATTGGGTAATGATTTTCTACCCCACTTTCCAGCTATTAATCTGAGAACAGGAGGAATGGATATTATTATGGAGACGTATCGTAACATATTGGGTAATAGCAAGAAGAATATTATACAAGATGGTAAAATAGTATGGAAGAATTTGCGACTCTTGTTGAAAGACTTGGCTTCTAATGAGAATTCCTATATAGAATGCGATTATCAGTTGCGTAATAAGCAAGAAAGACGACCTTTACGTATAGAGGAAGATGCTAGTAAATTCGATAAAGAGATGCTACACGCTCCGACGAGAGAGCGAGCAGTGGAAAAATACATAAATCCTAGCGATCCGTTTTGGGAGTCGCGGTATTATGATATGTTATTTGATGTCGATATAAATGACGATTGGTGCAAGAAAATCAGTTTGAATTATTTGGAAGGTTTGGAATGGACGTGGAAGTATTATAGTACAGGATGTATTGATTGGAGATGGACATACAAATATCATTATCCGCCCCTTTTGAAAGATTTACTGAAATACGTGCCTTATTTTGACACTGATATGCTAGAAGAGAAATCAGAGAAGAATCCAGTGACCGAATTGGTTCAATTGAGTTACGTATTACCAAGGACTAGTTTGAATTTGCTACCGAAACGTGTAGAAACCAAGTTACTACAACAATATGGTCATTTGTATAAGACGGATTATGAATTTAAATGGGCTTATTGTAAATATTTTTGGGAAGGTCATGTAGAATTTCCTACGGTAGAAATCAGTGACCTAGAAAAATTGGTAAATGATAGATAGAAGTAATAAAATTGTGAAACAACGAAATATACATGTCGAACGAAATGAATAATCGTATAATATTTTATATCATATAATATTATACCCATAAAAGTATGGTTGAACCGACTGATGAAAAATTATATAATACAGTGAAAAAGAAGATATATAAAGAACAACCAAAACATAGTGCATATCGAAGCGGAACAGTCGTGAAAGAATACAAAAAACGATTTACCAAGAAATATGGAAAGAGAAAAAGCCCTTATAAAGGCAATAAAACGAAAAAGAGTGGTCTTAAACGATGGTTTGACGAAAAATGGGTGAATCAGCGCGGAGAAGTTGGTTATAAAAACAAG